TAGAGCTCGGAATCATGGAAAAGGTTCTCAAAATCTGCATTTCGCCAAAATATATGTGTTAGCTTCCCAATCAATTCTTCATTGTTTTCTTTGATGTCTAAAACGACATCTCCAAAAAGTAAGGTAGAAAAGTCATGAGATTCCAACTCATTCGATTCATCAAGAGTGTGTGAAGAACGAACAGTCTCACAAAGGGCATCTAAAAATAGATTAACCGCTTTGTGATTCTGCCATTCCTTACCATTAATTGATAAACCGGGCGAGAGAACCTTATAGTTAGCATATAAAATACCAGCCATCTTTCGATCTTCCTCCGATAAACTCTTTCTAGGGTCTGGGGCACACTTCAGACCCAACCCACCCAACCACTTAGGCAGAAACCAAGAAATTCCTTCAAGAGCCTTATTGTGCAATTTATCACGGTTGTAATAGAAGAAAAGATCTGTCAATTCCTTGTATAAATGAGGGAAATGCTCCACCAGCTCTGAGTGATTATCACCCATAGAAAGGAGATCTGTCACATTCTGAATAGAAGCAACAGACCTCACGGAACGTTTCAAACATTTTAACAAACCGAAATTGACAAACGGAATTTCTTCAAAACCGCGCCAATTTGCAACAAAGGTTCTCGAATTCATTTCAATCATGCCATGTACAAAGAATGTTTTGCCGATGGATTCTTTCAAACCCACTGTCGAGGCGATTAGGGACCAATAACTTTTCTCTCGTATTTGAAAGACACAATCATCCCCATTGATGAAGAGCTCCAGATTCCTTTTGGGAATCCATTGCCCTCTATCTCTACGGATGGCTGTAGCGCAGACTGCATAATTAATGATACAAAGCATAGAGAAGGATAAAACCTTCCCCATGGGTTGTCCATTGATCTGATCTCCGAAAGTCTTTTCCCCTTTCTTAAAACGATTCCTATACACAACACGATTCTCAGTTAGAGACCGCATGGCTAGTTTGTACAAATTAGGATAATATATATCTAACTGCATTCTTTTCAAAACACCTTCCAAACAGCGATAGCTAGCCCACAACATCATCTCATTAGTTGCATCGTCGTAATCCCCACTGTTAAAGGGAATATCTACATCAAAACCACCAAACATCTCGGTAACGAGAGCTGCGGTAATTGGTGTGGTACTCACTTTAAAGATGGGGCATTGCTTCAATGTCCTAAAGAGATACTGTTGTATGGGTTTTAGAAGATAGCTCTCAAGAGCAGGTCCTACTCCAATC